GACAGTTTATATTATCCTGTCAAATGAACCACAAAGTATTAGAAGCAGATAGACACTACATTAATGTAGAAGGTGATGCTAAAAATTTAGAACAAGATCATTTAGCTTTTACTGGTATTGTAAATAACGATCCTATTTTTGCTGCTGGAATGAAAATGGTTTGGGGTAGAGTTGCAGAAGGTTGGGTTATAGCATCAAGTGAAATGTGGAAACATCCACTAGGTGTAGCAAAAGCAATTAAAAAAGATTTTGCTAGAGTTGCCAAACAACACAATATAGAAAGAGTACAAACTGCAATCAGAAAAGATTTTAAACAAGGTTTAAGATTTGCAGAGTGGTTAGGTTTGGAGAACGAAGGTTTAATGAAAAAGTTTGGTTTTGATGGCACAGATCAATATATGTATGCGAGGATATTTTAATGGCTCCATTAGCAGCAGCAGCACCTTATATAGTTGGCGGAACAGCACTTGCTGGAATAAGTCAAGCAGGAGCTATAGGTAAATTTAATCAAGACGTATCTAATAGAAATGCTTTAGTTAAAGAAAATGAAGCAAAAATTTTAGATGATAAGTTAGCACTTGATTTATCAAGATTTAATAAAGCATTTGAAAAACTTGAAGGAACTACCAATGTAGCTCTTGCTAAATCTGGTGTTGTTATGGATAGTGGTACAGCTGCAAATATTAAACTTTCAAATTTATATGAAAAAGAATTAGAAATACAAATGATGAAATATAATACTGAAATAGGTAAAGCACAAAAATTAGAAGAAGCAAATTTTGCTAGAATAAATGGAGAGATGGCTAGAATGAACGCAAAAATGCAACAAATACAAATTGCAAGTTCTGCTGGTTCAAGTTTATTAACAATGACAGGATAATATGAGAGATTATAAATCAGAATACAAAAATTATCATTCTAAAACAGAGCAAAAGAAAAATAGAGCTGGTAGAAATGGTGCAAGAAGAATTATGAAAAAAAAACTTGGTTCTAGTATATTGGGTAGAGATGTAGATCATAAAGATAGAAACCCAAGAAATAATAGTAAAGGTAATTTAAGATTACAATCTAAATCTTCTAACAGATCAAGGAATCAGTAATGCCAAAAATACCTACATTTACATCTGGAGCAGAAATGACAACACAAACTGGAAGTGTTACTTCAAATATACAAATGTCTCCAGCAAACAATATATTTACTGCAACACAATCATTACAAAAAACTTTGTCAAATGAGTATGTAAAAGAAAAAAAATTAGAAGCAGATAACAAAGCAACACTAATACTTGCTGATTTATATGTTAATCAAGATAATGGTACTAAAGGATTATATACAATACAAAGTGAAACAGGAGCAAATGGTAATCCCGGTGATGCTTCTAATTCTTTTGACAATGGTGTTAATAAATTATGGGAGTATGCACAAACAAATAAAGTTGGAGAATTAGATAATTTTACTAAAAAAGCATTAGAAAAAAAATTCTATGCTACTGCAGGTATATTTAAAACAAAAGCATTATTAGATTCAAGAAATACACAGTTTCAAGATACTAAAAAAATAACAGATGATTTTGTTATGAAAGATGCTTTGGCATTAAAATTAAATGGAATTAGTTATTTAGAGGCTTATAAAAAAAATGTTCTTTCAAGAATAGAACAAGACACTACATTACAAGATTCTGGTGTTAAAAAACAACAAGCAGAATTATATTTAAAATTTGGAGAAAATACTTTAGGAGCTTCTCTTGCAGTTTCTCAACCAGAATTTTTAAAAGCAAATATTAGTAAATTAACAAGTTTATCAGTTGAAGAAAAACAAAAATTACTTAATGCTGCAGATGGTCAAATATTAGAAAACAATAAACAGTTATTTACTTTTGCTTTAAACTTAAATGAAGATAGCACAACATCACAACTTGTAGATGATTATCAAGAAATTGTTGATGGTACATTTAATGGTAATATAGATTTAATTAAACAATGGCAAAAATTACCTAAAGCTGACAAAGCTGCAATTATAGACTTTGCAAAAACTAAAAGAAGAGATAACACTTCAGAATTAAATAATAGACAAACAGCATTTTTAAATGAAAATAAACAAAAAGCTGTAAATAATTATACTAAATTATTTAATAATTCAGATTTTTTAGAAACTATTGATTTATTAAAAATAAATGAAGTATTTGGAGATCCTACTAATGCTTATGAGTTAGATTCTAAAAATCAAATAATTGATTTGTCTACAAAAGTTGGACAAGAAGAATTTAATAATGTTAATGAATATTATAAAAATTTTGAAATACAAAAAAAAATATTATCTGGAGAAGTAAAAGATCATATAACTAAATTTACATTACCGGGTGAAACAGAAGCTAAAAGTATTACAGAAAGAGTTGGAGAAGGAATATCAAAAGCTGAATTTGGATTTTATTTAAACTACTTATTGCCTAACACAAATAATCCAGATTTTATGAATAACAATAATAAGTTATTTAAACTAATAGAAACATTGCAACCATCTATTGAAGGAGAAAGTTCATTAAAATATATTGATACAACAACAGATAATAGATTAAATAACTTTCAATCTCAAATGATATTAAGGTTTAATGAAGGTCTACAAAAAGGAATAAATGTAGATGAATTATTAGATAAAACTAGCAAAAATTATATAGGTAAAGGTTTAATACAAATTTATAAATCAAACAAAGATGCTATTACACAAATTATTGCAGAAAAATCTGCTGAAGTATCTGGTAATAAAATTGAAGTACCACCTTACAGTGAGGAAAAATATGGATCAGTTGATAATTATTTAAACTCACAAGAATATTTAGATTTTAAATTTCCGGGTAGAGTAAAATTAAGAAAAGATTTACAAGATACTAGCGACATTACTCAAGAAGAATTTGATAAAGGAGCTGATCAAATGATAATAGATGGTAATGTTTTAGAAATAAGTAACAATGATGGCTTTCCGGGAATCGAATACAAAGGTCAATTTTATGCTTATGATGATGAAGGTAATCCGCCTAAAAGATTTTTAGAAAGACTACAAAAAGATAGAGAAAACAATAAAGTAAAAGCAGGTAAAATAAATTATAATTTTGATGAAAATGATAAATTTATAGATGAATTATGGGGTAAATATTATCAAGGAGATAATAGTAAAATTAAAAATGATGCTGCTAAAAAAAGATTAAATAAAAAATTTAATGTTCCAGATGATGCTATAAATGCAATTAATGTTGTTGCACCATTATTTGAAGGTGATGGAAGATTTACATTAGAAGAAATAAAAACTTATTTAACAAAAATTGGACAAATAGAATCAGAATATGACACTAAAGTTCAAGACAATGGAGGTCCAGCAAGATCATATTGGCAAGTAGAACCATTTACAGCTAATGATTTATTAAAAAAATCTAGTGTTATATTTGGAAAGAAGTTTAATAAACATTTTAAAAATAAATATTCACAAAAAAATGGTATGTCAGCATCAGAATATTTAGAAAGTTTAACACTACCTAAATTAAGTAAATTAATTGAAAAAGATGATGAATTAGGTGCGGCTTTTGCTGCTGCAAAAATTGTAACAACTTTTAATTCAAAAACAGCATGACAACTATATCAGAGCAGATTAAAGACCTAACTGCAGCTGGAGCTTCTTCTACAGAAATAAATACTTGGAGCAAAGGAAAAGTAGAAGATATGATTGGTGCGGGTATACCTGCAGAAAAAATTACAGAAGCATTTGGAGTTGTACCTTTTGACAGAAAAAATGAAAAAAATTATTGGAAGTCTATATCTTCAGAAGTAGAAAAAGAAGTAAAAAATTTTCAAGACATTGATTTTTCTAAAATGGAAAGTATTGAAGATATACCTCAAGAAGTAAATGCAGCCGGTGCAATAGAAAAATTTTTATTAGGTAGTGATGAGAGGTATCAATTTTTACCTTATGTAAAAAAAGCACTAGGATCATCCGGTGTTAATAAGATGATTAAATATCATTCAACAGGTGAGTTTGGTTTTGAAGTAGATGTTCCAGAACCAGAGGGTACAGGATTTTTAGAAAAATTAACAGAAGGTGCTGTAGGTTTAGTTGCCGAACTACCAACATTTATTCCGGGTGCAATAGCTGGAGGTATTACAGCTGGACCGGGAGGTGCAGTGGTTGGCGGTGGATTTACTGCAGGTGCTATTCAAGGAATGTACACAGAAGCATTGGCAAAAGGTCAAGTTAAAAATTACGCAGAATGGTGGGATATATTTATGGAAGAAGGTTTAAGTGAGGGAGCTAAAACTGCTGCAAAATTATATGCTGCTTACAAACTACCTTCAGCTTTAGGAGTTACTTCTTTTATACCAAAAACATTAGCTCAATCTAGTGCTTATAGTGCAGCTGGTGCTGTATTAGGAGATGGTTTACCTACAGCAGAAGATTTTGCTATTACAACTTTGTTATTTGCACCATTTAATATTAAAGCATCAAAACAAAAATTAGAAAATGTATCTGCAAAAACAGGTAAAAAACCTGTAGATATTATAGAAGATTTAATACAAGATAGAACAAT